AAAACTACCCAGCCTGCGAACTAGCTGGAAAAATGTGAGACTGGATTTTTTCTTTCATTTTTCCAGCTACCGAACCGGCGAAGGGGGCAAGGCGGCGAACGAACTCGCCCGGCTTGCTAGCGAACTGGCGGGGTAGCCCCTTCGGGGCTGGTACCCCCGCTGCGTTCGCGTCGCTGCGCCTTGCCCCCCCCGCCGGTTCGGTAAAGATTTTTCTATTGATTTTTGCAGTTTTTCCAGTCTGATAAAGTTCTCCATAGGGGTATTTTCCAGTCACTTGGCGGGTTTTTCCAGTTTTCCGGCTGGCGTCCGGGAAGCGGTTTTTCGCGCTGGCGCTGATTTTTGCCCGTAACCTACTGACCTGACTAGGTTTAGCCGGAAATCGCCAGCGAGCGAACTGAGCGAACTCGAAGTTCCAGTTCGCCGAGTTCGCCTAGTATTTATGCGGGTTCTGTGAATTTGGCGGTTGCTGGCGGAAAGCCCGTTCGGCGGGCGGTTCGCGGGACGTTCCTCTGGCGTTCCCCCGGCGTCCGGCTGGCGTCCGGCTGGCGTAGCTGGAAAAACAAACGCCGGGAGGGTGTCCCGGCGTGGTGCAGGCGGCTGGACGAATCTAGAACGGAAGCTCGTCAACCCACCATTCGCAGGCGTCCTGGCGGGCGGCGAAATCAGCCGGCGGATAATCCTGATAGTGCTGGCAAAACCCTTCCGACGTGTACTCCCAGCAGGTATGACAACACTTCGGAATCGGCGGGTTTTGCCCTGTATGCGGGGCGCGGATAATCTCGCGCCACTGGCGAACAAAATCGGGTTCCGGCGGTCTCATAACAGCCTCCATTTAGCGGAAATAATCCGAAAGAATTTGCCGTCCCGGACGAAAGAAATCTCAGACGGCGCGGGTTTTTCGTTGAGAATTTTTGCGAGTTCTTCGAGCTTTTCCTGCTCGCTCCCCTGGAGTTGGGGAAGTGGCTCGCTTAGCAAGGCTTCGAGGTCGGCTTGGGCGCGGCGTCCGGGGAAGCCCGGATAAAAGAGCGTGAGATACTGAGTGATAACCAGTCTTGGAGACGTAGTGTGATACTCGCACAGTAGCAGCCATCGTCCACTGTTGACGCTGTAGTGCGGCATCCAGTGCCAGCGCGTGACGGCGTGTTTTTCCACAGCCCCGCCCATAATATCGTTGTCACGCAACCACAGGTTGACGCTGCGCTCGGCTGGCGGGAAGTCGTAGCCGCACGCCGGGCATTCCTTGACCTTGGCGTGGACAAGTTCCCGGCATTGCGGACACTTCTTGACTGGCGCGCGTCCGTTCCCGTTGCTGCCTTTCTCTGGCGGCTCGACTGCCGTGATTGGACCGTGCCGCTCAACAACGCCGGCAAAATCCAGCACCAGACAGTGGTCGGTGTGGGACTTAGGGCGAAGCCCGCGTCCTGCCATCTGCACGTACAGCCCGGGCGATTCGGTCGGGCGAAGCATTGCTATCAGGTCAACGTCCGGGTGGTCAAAGCCGGTCGTCAGCACGTTGGCGTTGGTCAGGGCGCGTAACGCGCCACGCTTGAACTCGCCAATCAGCCGCTCTCGTTCTGTCTTTGGAGTTTCGCCGGTAATGCACGCGGCTTCAATGCCACGCTGCTGGAGTTCTTCGGCGATATGCTGGGCGTGCTTGATACCAGCGCAAAACACAAGCCACGAGCGCCGGTTTCCGGCGCGGGCAATAATTTCGTCCACGACTGATTGATTTAGCCCCTCCTTGTCCACCGCCGCTTGGAGTTCGCTTTCGACGTAATCGCCGTTGCGCTTGGCGACGCCAGACACGTCGTAGGTTGTGTCTGTGGCTTTACTCCACAGTGGTGCGAGATAGCCTTTGGCGATAAGCTCGGTTAGAGACGCTGGCTTGATTAGCGGCTTTGAGAAGATTGCCGGCGGGTCGGTAATCAGTCCGTGCCCCAACCGGAACGGCGTGGCGGTCAGTCCGACGACGCGAAGGCGTGGGTTGATCTTGGATAATTCTGCAAGAAACGTCCGATACATCCCGGTGTCTTTGTGCGACACCAGGTGCGCCTCGTCAACAATCACAAGGTCAACGTGTCCCACGTCTTCGGCGCGGCGCCATATTGATTGAATCCCGGCATAGGTAATGGGGTAGCCGAGTTGTTTCCGCCCTACGCCGGCGCTATATACTCCCACTGGTGCGTTCGGCCAGTGCAGCAGAAGCTTTTCGAGATTCTGTTCGATAAGCTCTTTGACGTGTGTGGCCATCAGGATTTTGGTTTCCGGCCACTGTGTCAGGGCGTCTTTGCATAGTGCGGCAACGACGTGGCTTTTGCCTGCGCCCGTCGGCAGGACGATGCAAGGGTTTCCTTCGTGTTGTGCGAACCAATCGTAGAGTTGGTCGAGTGCGGCTTGCTGATAATCTCGAAGCTGCATTGCGTTTTACCTCCAAGTCTGATCAGTGAATTCGCGCAAAGGCACGTGGCATTCGCACCCTTGGCGTTGTTGTTGCACGGTAAGTTCCTGCGGAGAAACCGGCTCGTATCGGCATTCCCACGGCGTAGCGGTTAGACCTGTGGGCTTTGGCGAGCCGTAAGCGCATGTCCGACAGTTTCGCGCCGTCACGACGGACTGCTCATGACAGAAGGAATACGCCGGACACGTCTTGCACTCCCACCACGTGGGGTCACGTGAAATCGGCGGCGGAAGCCGGGTTTCCATCACCAACCGATCAAGCTTTTCAAGAATGGCTTGGGCACGCCCGGCGTCCAGTTGCACGATTTCTGTGTGAAGCCGGTCGTCGTCCTTGCAGACGGCGAAATACAGCGCTTGTGGGATTTGCAGCCCCAGCATATAGAGCTGCATCTGCACCCAATGGTCGTGGCGGGCTTCTTTGACGCCTTTTCGCGTCAATTGCGTGAAGGCGTTGGAACTGAACGTTTTGATTTCCAGCACAAATTGTTCGTTCTCGTGTCCAGGCAAACCGCTGGTGATAATCCCGTCCACGTGTCCTTTGATATACGGCGTCAGGACGACTTCTTTCTGGTAATCTGTGATAACACAGCCGATAGCGCGTAGGTCTTCCAGCACCAGACGTTCTTCTTCACGCCCTCGGCGAAACATTCGCAACATCCGTCCGGTGAAGCGTTCCCGAACAGCCCAGCGGAACGTCAGCCAGATTCGGCGTTCGCATCTATATCCGGCGATTGAGCAGCCCAGGTACGTACGCGGCTGCTCGTTGGCGTTGATTTTTTCGTGATACTCGTCTATCAGTTGTTCCAAGTCAGGCATTGCGTCTTGCCTCCTCCTGTGTCTGGTGTAGAAGGCGGCTTCGGGATTAATTCTCCCGAAGCCGTTGTTTTTTTTTGGAAACGTCACGGCGCTATGCCCACGGCGGACGGTTGGACGAACGTGGTTGTGGTTGCGGTTGCGGCTGGGCTGGCGCTAGCTTTGGAAGCGCAATGGGAGGTTGCACAGAAGCTTGCGCGCCTGCTGGCTTCCAGCCCTTCACCTCGTTGCTCTGTCCGTACTGTGGGTCGTCCCGCACCGTGACACGCACTTGGAGCGTTGCGCCCACAAGCTGGTCGGTGTCGGCAAGCTGTGCAAGGCCAATCGCGCCCATCAGCTCTTTCAGTTGCGCACGGCCGATTCTCGTAGCTGTCTCGCTGGCGTTGCGCAACGTGACGTTGCTATACACAGACCGCCCCTGGTGCGTCGGGCCAAGTACTGTGTATCTAATCGAAAGATACTGCCCGTCGCCGCGCTTGGCGGATTTGACTTCGGCTTCAGCAACGGTGGCCGTGTACCAGCCTGCTGGCACGACGGCAAGCTCGTTGTCAGGTAGTTCGTCAAAACGAATGATTTCGTCGAGTTTCACTGTTCGTCTCCTTTCTTTTCTTCGAGTTCGAGGGAAAATGTTGCTCGTCCCGGCTTTGTGGTGATTGCCGGGGCGAAAACCTGCGTTACGTGTTCGGGCGCCTTTTTCCACGCCCGGAGTTCGAGTTCCGGCTTCCACCGGAACAGCTCGTGAAGGTATTCGTCCAGATTGTGCGCCCGCGCAAGCTGGCGTACCAGCGTTCCGTCAACCTTGCGGTCAAGGCGTGCGGTGACAACAACGCGCCCGCCATGAAAAGGCAGCGCTACGTTCCCTTCGCGCCCCTCGTCAAAGCCGATAGCGGCCTTGATTTCGTCTTCGATATTCCGGCGGCGAAGAACGGCTTCCTGTTCGAGTTGCTTAGCCACGCGCCACTCGATCAACAATCTTTCCAAGAATGAATCGGCACTCTTCATCGTGTGCTTCCTCCTGTGATTTTGCTGATAACCGCCCCAAGGTCTGGCGGCTCCCAGGTGTCCAGCTTGCCAGACCGGTCTTTGGCCGTCCAAAGACCGTCCGGGTGACAGAGCAATGCTCGGTGCGGCGTTCCTTCGGCGTCACGCTCAACGCGCAACGCCAAAACCTCGTCAAAGAAGTAAGGCAGCGACTGCCCGGTTTTTTGGCCCGGCATTGATGGGGAGTAGAGAATTCTCCCCATTTCATCCTGCGCCTTCTCCAACTTCGCCGAGGCGTAAACGTGACGCCCCGGCAGGTCGCGGAAGGCGCGGATCAGGTCATACATAACGTCTTGCATTGCCATGTACGCCTGCCGAGGGTCTTTGCTGTTTCTTTTCTCGTTCGTCAAGACAACCTCGGCGACTTCGCTGAGCGAGTCAATCGCCACGCTCTTGTATTCCCGCGCGTCGTGGCTGTCCCGCAGGAAGCGGTACGCTTCGCGCAGGTCTTCGATTGTGGCGATTTCGATGTAGGGCAGGTCGTGCTCTCTTACTGACAGCAGTCCGCCTTCTGCTGAAAGCACAATCGGCGCGGGCAATGTCGGTATCAACGACGTTTTCCCTGCGCCGGCTTGACCGTAAACAAGTACCTTGACTCCGCTCTCCTGCGAAAGGGAGCGCGTGCTCTTGATTGCGATGGCCATCTCTTATGGCCTCCTTTCGT